ATGACACAGGTAACACCTTCGCTGGTGTTCTGCAAGGTAAGTATCGTGTATACATCGATCCTTATGCTGCTAACCTGACTTCAGGTAACGGAACTCCCGGTAACCAGTATTACGTTGTCGGTTATAAGGGTACTTCTCCTTATGACGCTGGACTGTTCTACTGCCCATACGTTCCCCTTCAAATGGTTCGTGCCGTTGGACAGGATACCTTCCAACCCAAGATTGGCTTCAAGACTCGTTACGGTATGGTTGCCAACCCATTTGCAGAAGGAACTGACGCTGGACTCGGCGCTCTTCACATCAACGCCAACCGTTACTACAGACGTGTTGCTGTTAAGAACCTTATGTGATATAATTTCCTTACGTGTGAAGGAAGTGCAAGGGGAACCGCAAGGTTCCCCTTTTTTTATCTAAATACTTAGAAAACGATGTCTTACGGCAATCCCTTTGAGAATCAGATAAGTAATAGAAATTTCTTATCCCCCACTGGTTTTAAGTTCTTGTTGAATAGAGCACCTAAAGTCTCTTTCTTTGGTAACTCTGCGAACTTACCTGCAATTTCAATGGGAACTGCCATTCAACCAACTTACCTGAAAGATATTGATCGTCCTGGTGATAAGGTTCAATTTGGAGATTTTAATTTTAGATTTCTTGTTGATGAAAATCTTGAAAACTATCTTGAGATTTATAATTGGATTAGAGGATTAGGATATCCAGAGAGTTTACAAGAAATATATGATTGGCAAGGTGGTGTTGAAAATTTTCTTCAACCTAACAATTCAGAACTTAATTTATTTTCTGATGCTACCTTACAGATTTTGACAAGTAGTCAAAATCCAAATTTCAAAATTACCTTCAAAGATATGTTCCCCGTAGAACTGTCTACACTTAACTTTGATGCAACAAGTGAAGATGTCGCATACTTTACAGCAGAGGCTACTTTCAAGTATACTATCTACAATATAACAGATATGTCTGGCAACAAATTATGAGTCTTGATCTTGATTCAATTCAAGAGATGTGGAAAAAAGATTCTGATATTGACAGAGACAACTTACATGAAGAGTCTTTGAAAATTCCATCTCTACATGCAAAATACTTTGAACTATATAATACCATATTTCTTCTGAGGAAGAAAGCAGAACAACAAAGAAAAAACATTAGGCACGAAAGATATGAGTACTTTAGTGGAAAAGCAGATCCTGATGTTTATGTGGAGAATCCATTCCCTAAAAAAATTAGGGATAAAGAAACTATGCAAAAATATTTGGATGCGGATGACAAACTCTCATCAGTCTCTTTAAAAATTGACTATTATGATACAATGCTTGTTTATATTGAGAGTATACTTAAACAAGTAAGTAATAGAACTTATCACATTAAAAACGCAATAGAGTTTATGAGATTTAACGCGGGATTGGGTTAGGTGTAATAAATTAAACCCTTTTTTTTCAAATTGAATGAGCATATCATTCTTTTAATATCACTTTTATTTGTAGGGCAGTGATGATAGTGTTTTGAATTAAAAAAAATAATATCACCTTCCTCAACTTCTGGCAAAAATGATTTTCTTTTCACTTTATCAACAAACATAGTTGAAGAGTGTACTTCTTTGTCAAAATTTATGTAAATTACAGAGGAATAACCAGTGCCATGATTGTGCAATTCATGGTTCATATTTTTATGATATTCTTGAATCCATGCAGATTCTAAAATATATTCTGAACCAATATATTTTTTAAAATTAATAATTTCGTCGTAAAATAATCTGATTATTTCTTTTATTATAAGATCTCTATTTTCCGGACTATTATTAAAGTTTGTGAGTACGTTGCCAAAAATTATTGGTTTAGTTTTATGAAACAATTCTATCAGTTTATATTTTTTTTCTTGCCAATTTGAAATTTTATATTTGTAGATTTCAAAGTCATCACTAATTGACTTCATAATTTAACACTAATAATAAATATATTTAGTTTTCAGTGCTTAAAATGTTCTATGAATGATGAATGGACTTATCAAGATGATGATTTTAATGAAGATCTTCCATACATAGAACTTCAGTTTGGCCCTGAAGATTTGCACTTATTATATAAATCAGTTTCTGTTCATTTAGATAAATGGCCAGGAGGAGATGCCGAAGAACAAGAAAGATTGCAATATTTAAAAAGTTTTTTATATAGAATAGTTCTTGAATATAAGTTTCAAATTGACTAATAAATACTCACAGGTGATAAATCCTTGTGAATACAACAGATCTTGTAATCTCGAAATCTAACGAAGTCTTTCTAAAAATCAATACTGAACCTCATATTGAATATGAGTTAAGAGATCATTTTAAATTTGAAGTCCCAAACGCCAAGTTCATGCCACAGTATCGTGGTAGAAATTGGAATGGAGAAATTCATTTATATGACATGCGTTCCAAGCAAATCTATGTTGGATTGCTGGATAAGATTGTAAGTTTTTGTGAGAATTACGGATATACTTTTTCTTTTGAAAATAATAAATTCTACGGACAACCCTTTGAAGTAAATGATGAGATATCATATGAGGGTGTCAAAGGATTTATGAGATCTATTTGTACTCATACTCCACGACGATACCAAATTGAGGGAGTATACGATGCTTTAAAGCATAATAGAAAGCTATTGATAAGCCCCACTGGGAGCGGCAAATCTCTAATGATTTATTCATTAGTGAGATATTATGTAGACAGGAAACAAAAAATTCTTCTTGTCGTTCCAACGACATCTCTTGTAGAGCAGATGTACAAGGATTTTGAGGATTATGGTTGGGACGCTGAGACATTTTGTCATAAGATTTACAGTGGCAGAGAGAAGGACACAAACTGTCCTGTGACGATTACCACTTGGCAATCTATCTATAAGTTGGAGAGAAGTTGGTTTGAGGAATATAATGTTGTAATTGGTGATGAGGCACACCTCTTTAAGAGTAAGTCTCTCATTTCAATTATGACTAAATTACATCATGCTAAGTATAGATTTGGGTTCACTGGTACTTTAGACGGCACACAGACGCATAAGTGGGTGCTTGAGGGTGTCTTTGGCCCATCATATAAAGTGACAAGAACTGATGAATTGATGAAGCAAGGACACTTGTCTGAGTTGGATATTCAGTGTCTTGTTCTTAAACATGAACCACAAAAGTTTGAAACCTATAACGATGAGATTGAATATCTAATATCTCATGAACAAAGAAACAAATTTATTACTAATCTAACACTTGATCTTAAAGGGAACACACTTGTTCTTTTTGCAAGAGTCGAAGCACATGGAGAGATACTCTACAATCAGATAAATAACAACAAGCGTGACAACCGTAAGGTATTTTTTGTACATGGTGGTGTAGACGCTGAAGAAAGGGAGGTAGTTAGAGAAATCACAGAAAGAGAAAACAACGCAATAATTGTCGCCTCTTATGGAACTTTTTCTACTGGTATCAACATTAAAAACCTCCATAATGTTATCTTTGCCTCTCCAAGTAAGTCCAGAGTCAGAAATCTTCAAAGTATTGGACGAGTTCTTAGAAAAGGAAAAAACAAAGTAAAAGCAACTCTGTATGATATTGCAGATGATTGTTCTACAAAAACAAGAAGAAACTATACGTTAAATCATCTCATTGAAAGAATTAAGATCTATAATGAAGAGAACTTTAACTATGATATCATAACTATACACTTAAAGAAAGCATGTTAGAAGACGATTTCTATGCAACAATAAAATTAAAATCAGGTGAAGAAATCTTTGCCAAAGTAGCTGCTGAAGAAGAACCAGATAGAACCATCTTAGTAGTTTCTAATCCAGTTACTATAAGTGAAGTAAAAGGAAGAGTAGGAACAGTTGGATATAAAGTAGAACCTTGGTTAAAAACATCTTCTGATGATATGTTTTTTATTAATTTAAATGATGTTTTAACAATGTCTGAATCAAATGATATTGATATGATTCTTATACATCAAGAATATGTAAGAAAAACAGATGATAATCCTGTCTCTGGATCTAGTAACCACAAACTAGATAAAAAGATGGGATATCTTGCTAATGTAAATGATGCAAGAGAAGTACTAGAGAAACTCTACAATACTCCTTCTAATAAAGATATTACTAATAATTAAAGCTGTAGCTGTCTCTTCAAACCCAACAAAGGTAGTCTACACATGATTTAAAGACTTGTCAAGTATATGTCTCAGTGGTATACTTTATACATAATGATGAGATATAGTTATGATACAACCAGGCATGACTAAGAGAAAGAGATCAGAACATTATGTAAATAACAAAGAGTTCTTAGCTGCTTTGATTGCATATCGTGAAGAGAGAGAAGTCGCAGAAGCAAAAGGACTTCCAAGGCCTGTTATTCCCAGGTACATTGGAGAGTGTTTTCTTAAGATTGCAACTCACTTATCATTTAAACCAAATTTCGTGAACTATATGTTCAAGGATGATATGGTTTCTGATGGTATTGAAAACTGTGTGCAATACATTCACAACTTTAATCCTGAGAAGTCTCAAAATCCTTTTGCATATTTTACACAAATTATTCACTACGCTTTCTTGAGACGGATTCAAAGAGAGAAGCGTCAGTTAGAAATCAAGAACAAGATTCTGGAGAAGTCTGGGTACAGTGAGGTGTTTGATGACAATAACACCCTTGACGGATCGAACTACAGTGACTATAATTCCATTAAGGATGCAGTTCACTCCAAACTTCGTCAATAATGCCTATACAAGTTTTTGACAATTTCCTAACTGAAGAAGAGACTAAAAAAGCATACATGTATGCAGAAAAATCTAAAAATTGGAAATTTCAAACTTCAACTCCATATAAGACAAATCTAATATCAACTCCTTTTTTATATTTAAATATTCCAAAAGAAGAAACATTCTTCCATAAAACTATTTTTGAAAGGATACAAAAACTAATAAATGAAAAAGTTTTTTTGCATAGAGTGTATATTAACGGACAATCATCAGGATGTAATGGAATGTTTCACCTTGATGGCAGAGATAAAACGGCATTAATTTATTTGAGTCCTTACGATATTGAATGGGGAGGATTTACTGAATTCATATTAAACGAAAATGGTGATCATCCTGAAATTAAATGCATAGCTCCGTTTACATCATCAATGGTTATTTTCGACGGTAATATACCTCATAAAGGTTATTCGTATTCATACCAACACTGTCCCACTAGATATTCTTTAGCATACAAATTAGATTATAAGCAAGGTTTAATTTATTCATGAAAGTAGCAATTATCACGGATCAGCACTTTGGTGCCCGTAAAAATTCCAAACTCTTTCATAACTACTTTCTTAAATTCTATAATGATATCTTTTTTCCTTATCTAGAAAAACATGGTATTACTACTGTGGTAGATATGGGTGATACCTTTGATAATCGTACTGGTATCAATTTTGGTTCTCTTGCATGGGCAAAAGATAATTACTATGACAGACTTGAACAGATGGGTGTTACTGTTCATACTATTGTAGGAAACCATACTGCTTTTTATAAAAACACTAATGAAGTTAATGCTGTAGATTTACTTCTTCGTGAGTATGGTAATGTTCATATTTACTCCTCACCCGAAGAAGTAAAGTTAGATAATTTAAACGTACTTTTTATTCCTTGGATCAATGAAGATAACTCTCAGAGCACTTTCACTGCTATTGAAAATACAACTAGCAAATGTGCGATGGGGCACCTTGAACTACGCGGATTTAGAGCTCATCGCGGCTGCGTCATGGAGCATGGTTTTGAGAGCGACTTATTTAAGAAGTTCACCAAG